CAGCGGACTACAGGTACTTGACGTCCCCGTAACACCCTACCACTTTCCTTTCCCTTCTTCGAGGATCCGATGAAAAAGGCGCTGTTCACAGAGAAGAAGCATCGATGTACTAAGGTCTTACCCTTCGAAAGCTTCAATCCCGACTTCCCCACAGTATCCATCCACCTTTCGGCAGATGAAGGACGACAATAGAACACAATGTCGTCCCCGTTAATGAGCAGAAACCCGCTCGTAGCAATCTCCCAACCCAAAGGGCCAAGAGCATGGATAAACCCGACGAAGTTCGTCAGGCAGAGCAACGGGAATGAGAGATAATCTCCCATAAGTTGCCCCATCGTACGGATGGCAAAGCCACCCGTAGACGTGATGAGGGGTCCCTCAGTGAAACGGTCGAATGCGAGATTCCAGATGGACGGGGGTATAATGGTTGAGTTACGCTGAAGATACCATAGAATTCGTTCCGAGTTCCGTGGAACGAAATTATCAGTGGCAGCCTCGTAATCACCAGACACGAACACCCCCTCATCCTGTACCTCGACACCATTTAGGGTCTCATTAATGCGAGTTGTACTCGCCTCACCTCGAAGAAGCCATCGGTGCTGGCTCAGCCGATCGTACATGCACATGTGCATGGGCAACAGTTGCGATTGAAACGCATCCGCTACCGTTACGACCCTGACCTTTCCTCCATCATCCAGTCCGCAGACCTTCCGACGGGGGTCCAGTTGCCGCACACCGTGGCCAGAAACGCAAGCATCGTAGAATTGCGCCTCCGTCATATCAGACTCCACCTCTTTCCTCGCACTAGCCCCCCGGGTCAACGAAGAAGTAGCATTCGCTCGCGCAAACGCCGCATACTCTTCATATTTCTTATCCCATCCCGGGGGGAATAGCTCGTCAATCACATCCTCAACAGTCGCTTCCCATCCACTGGAAGCCGGAGTGCCCTTAGACGACATCTTTGTGAGAAAGGCATCTTCAGCGTCTTTGACAGACACCGTCGAACCCAACACCTTCCTATAAAGGAAGCCAGACGCCGCTGCAGACATGGAGTCCCGAGAAGCCCCTGGGGGCAGTTCCGAGACGAGAGCCTCTAGAGAGGCTTTGAATCCCTTTTCCAAAGGATTGAGTCCTTTCATCTTCTCCAAGGTCCCACCGCTGAGCGGGAACAGAGTATCGATTACTCGGATAAAGGAAACCCAGTCAGTATCAAGTCGAGAAAACGCGCGTGCGGAGGTTTTCTCACTCATTTGACTCTGGTTTTTGAGACCTGCGATATTTATCGAATGACGCTGGCAGTAGAATTCGGGTAGTAGTCTTTGTAGGGTAACATCTACCATAAGTATTCCCTTAGGGGGGGGGGAGGAATGAGTTGTGTGTCTCTCTAGATCTTGTAGACACCGTTGACTCTCCACCCTCGTCGACATGCTTTGGGTTTCCCCGTGCACTATTACCTGAAGAGGTTCGTTTCAATATGACTCCCGTCATACCGTCACTACAGCTCACGCAACTTCCTTGCGGTTGTTACTCGGCATATAAGGACTCTCAAAGTAGTCCCGCCTGACGGTGGAGTTTCCGCCCACCTTCTGCCTCCCCCCCCCCCACCCCGTTCCTAGATGTCCGGGCGACACCTTTGTTTGTTATTTTCAATTAGATTTCGGATATACCCCAAAAGAGAGAATCGCCGGCTCGAAAGGCAGCGACTGGAGCTCTCAGTCATGGTAGTCCTACCACTAAAAGGACACACTCTTTCCCCTCGGAGAGGGTACTCGATCACGAGTGTATCACGTGCGACCGCTGACGCACGGGACCAATCCTCAAACACCATATAACTATCTGGAGTTCAAGAACCAGAGAAGAGTTGTGAATACTCTCCCCTCAACGCTTCCG